GGCGTCCAATATTCCTTCAAATTGGGTGAGGTCAAAATTAATCTTTATTTCAACTTGGTGGTGCTGAAGAGACACGAGAGGTAAGAATCCCCCGTGGTCACAAAAAAAGAAATGGAAGGGAAGAAATCCCGGTGCACCACCCGGGTTGTGTTTATTTGTAAAGTTCAAAGATTTTGTGTTTGTATCCGCGAGGTAATTTGGCCATATTTCGCTATAATAATCATAGTGTTGTGAATCAACTTTTTGACCCCCAATATACAGGTCAACAGTGGAATTGTAGAATAAGTTGGATGCGACCACATTACCTTCACACCACAGTCCATTTATAACATCACCCAAAACAGGAATAGTAATGTGTGGGTCTTTATCACTAATAGTTTTGATAAACTTGGGGGCTTGGGAAAAATTCGTATGCCGAGTAAACTTCATACGAAAGAAAGAATGTCCCTCATCACTATTCAAGTAAACATCCTGTACACCCTTTGAAACAAGTTGTATTAATGCACCAAACATATATGTATTATTCAGATTATAAAAATAGACACTTTCCCTGAGGGAAGTCTGGTTTTTCTTCGATATCCGGTTTGCCGTGTATCTTGAAACCACCTTGGCGATACACCTTCATTCTCTTGTAATACATAGCCGTAAAGATAGACCAGGGGTCGTGGACATCATAGATGTGGGGATTGTTCTTTTTTCCCTTGGTCTCTCGCATAATACGTCCAATACTTTGTACAATATCGGACTTTGGGGACGCCAGAATAACTGTATCCAGAGTTGGTATATCGAGGCCTTCGTGGGCTTGACTGAACGTCGCAAATATGATTTTCTTTTGGGAAGACGCCTGGAGGTCTGCCTCCTTCATACCACCCATATAGAGGCCCGAGCTCTTTGGGAAACACTGGTGAAGCATCTCACAATGTAACCTCCGGTCACTGAGTACGAGGAGTTGTCGTGTCCCCGCGGACGCTTTTTTGACCAGTTCCACAAGCATTTGGTTTCTCTTTCTGTCCTCGACAACCTCTGTGACCATATTGGGCATAGAGAGTTTCCCATTTCGCGTACACGGTGGGGCATTTCTATAGTTTTGGGACTCGTACACAATTGGAAACACCTCCACCTGTTCCTGGTTTTTCCTCTCCACTGCAAAGAATGTTGGACCCATAAACCAATGCAACACCTTCGTGAGACCATCCTTTCGCTCGGGAGTTGCCGAGAGACCAAAGATATGCTTGGGACACATCTTGAAGAGGGACTGGGAGAACACTTTTGCACATATGTGGTGCGCCTCATCGACAATGAGTGTACCTATCGAGTCGAAATCACTGAATGAATATTCCTTGAGAGAGAGCGACTGGAGCATCGCAATCACAAAGTCACACTCCACCTCCTTTTTGTCCTGTTGAACAACACCAATCGTGGCACCTGGACAAAACTGTTGGATACGCTCCTTCCACTGGTCCGCCAAGAACTGCTTGTGGACAACAATCATTGTACGGTATCCCAACTTACACGCTATCGCCAAGGATACGGTGGTCTTCCCATACCCGCATGGGAGTGAGAGAACTCCATGACCTGCTTTAAGAGCAGCGGCAAGAGCTTCATTTTGATGGGTTGTGTCTCTGAGGGTACCGGCAAATTTGGTTTTGATTCGCGTGGGTTCAGGGCGTCTATCCTGCTTGGGTTCCCCAAGTTTAGCAACTCCGTAGAATCTTGGAACGCAGACTCCATTCTTAGTTGCTCTAAAAACTTTAAAAGGCGGTGGGGGAAATCCATAGTCTCCATTGACGATAGGTCTTACTGTAAGTTCTTTTTTAATGTCCTGAAGTGGTCCTTCCGTGACGAGATATCCCGTTCTCGTCAACATATACTATATTAAAGAGTTGAAACTTTATATGACTATACAATGCCTTCCGCCAACGTTGAAGAAAATATTAATAAGATTGAACACGCCATTGAGGAATTGACCCAAGAGGTCTTCCGTCTCCAAGGTTCCCTCCGTGTGTTCAAGGGCTTCAAGGAAGCTGGTTTAGTGGATGTTGAGATTCCAGAGCGCCCTCAAGAGCCAGAGGCCGAGCCAGAAGCGGAGACTGATGAGAGCACCCAAGAATAACCACTGTATTCACCAACATTCCAAACACCCTTGAATTCAATTACGACTTCAACTTCATCATCTTTTATAAGAGACTGCACGGGTTGTCCACGGACTTCGCACATCACTCTCCTATAACGGAATGGAACCTTCACTGTGAGAACTCGGCCATCGAGGGGATTATCAACTCGCGTGTGTTGCACGAGACGCGCCTTGTTTATATGCATCCTATCTACGATTTGGGCACACTTTTCAGGAATGACCAAACGAATATACTTTTTGTCGTTGTGGTCATACATGGGTGTATGGATTCGGGCTAGAAACTTCATTGATTTCTGTTACGATACATTAGAATTAAAACTATAAGCACTGTAATCAAAATTGATAAAACCTGGGTAAGAAGGAGAGGATGAAGAGGTGGACGTGTCCCAAATGTGAGATGACTCAAAGTTCTTGATACCTCCACAGCCGCCTCAATACTTGAGTATGGTGTGTGTCTCGGAGACATCATACCACACATCGCAACGGTGGGGCACTTCCCAAAGAATGGGAGTTGTCCGTGAAGACTGAGAACCCCTGAGGACTGTGAGAACGTCCACCGTTCCCCATTCCAATCCGCACCCCAACCAATGCGTACACGTGTGGGTTTTTGGGGGAGTTCTAATTGTTTCAATACCTCCATCTGTAGTAACTCCGGTTCAGATGTGAGTATCTCCTCCGTGAGGTCGCATATCACACACGACACTGTTGTACCATCTGCGAGAACAACGGGTTGAAGATTCCACGGAGTGGAGGCTGCGATTTCGAGGTCATCCCCCAATTGTATGGGTTCCTCAAAGTCTAGGAGCACATTGATACACCCATATGTACTGTCTCGAACCTTCTTCTCCGCATCTAGGCCCCAATTGTCCCCCAAGAAGTTGAGGGCTGGACTATTGTCGAGGCACAAAAAGAGCATACCCTCGTCAATCGTACTTTCATCCGCGAACTCGGCGATGTATCCAGCGCCTTTGTACGTCACTGATTTCAATTCCTGTCCAAATACAAAATGAACACCAGAATTAATCAGACATTCCTCCATCGCGTCGCACATCACTTTTCCGGAACCCTTTTGGGTACACTGTTTTGAGAGTGCGACGTAATCAAAACTTTTTACAAACTCATACGCAGACATCACATTCCAAGGTACACCATCCATAATGAGGGGAAGATGTTCGAGAACAGCTTGACCACCTGGGGTCAATTCTCCAAGAGCTTCTTTGAGGGACACACTCTTGTACTTGTCTGGGTGTGCGAGAACTCTCACTGCGAGGGATGTGAGCGCGCCATAATCTTTGAGTTTGAGGGAGCGAAACATAAAACTATAGATATCCTTCTCGACGGGTTCGAAAATATCATCCCACTGGATACCCATCTCTGCAAAGAGGCTGTGAGTATTCACGAAAGCACGGTCAAATACGATACGGTGTGCGTGGAGGTCTCGTGTCTCTACATCTGGTTCCCACCATGATCCCCCACCTGAAAGCTTTCTGTCGTATATTGTGATGTCGTGATCACCTGCACGGAGTATCTCCCACGCGAGAGACATCCCAGTTGGTCCAGCACCAATGATATGAATCTTCATTCTACTAGTAGACCATATATTTTTTAGATCAATCCTGACTCCTTGCGTTCTTCTGGAGTCTTGATAGCATACATAGCACCAATGAAAATAACCGTTGAGATGAGGGCATACTCGATGTCTTGTGTCGCACTGAATGCAATTAACATCAGTGAAAGGAAGCGGAAGGTCTTACTGTTGAAGAGAGCCTTGAGATTTTGTGGAATCTTAATAGCGTTACCTGAGAAGAGACCTTGGTACAAAATGATAAGAGTGAAGACGATGGGTTGCGCCTTGATAATCCGTTCAGTTGGAGTACTCACAGGTCCAAGAAAGTTTGAGAGCTTTGGCATTTATAGTAACCTAAGATATTAAAAATAAAAGATTTGTATATAGTAGGATGCTATGCGTCGCGAGTCACAGACCCACTCGGGTGGTACCAAACCAAAAGGTGAAGACCTGGAAGTTTGCCGCCAAATTTCTATGGAAGAACACATTTGTACAAAACAAATCTGAACTTGGTGCGTGGACACGGGACCAACTTCTTGACCTTGGCCCCACGTTTGTAAAATTAGGACAGATTGCCTCTACGAGAGCGGATCTCTATCCACCCGAGTTTACAAAACAACTGGAATCCTTGCAGGATAATGTACCACCAGTCAATATACAGGGTATTGTAAACTTAGACCACTTTGAGGCATTTGACGAGACCCCATTCAAGTCTGCGAGTATTGGACAAGTACACAAAGCGACTCTAAAGAATGGGAAACAGGTTATCGTCAAAGTCAAGAGACCAAATATATATGATATTATGAAGACAGATACAGATAATATCCGGGACATCGTTCGATTCTTGGAGAAGGTTGGGGTGGACACTGGGAATAGTTCGGAGTTTG